GTGGATACCAGAGTTTGGCGGGGAAGTTCAAATGAAACCGATTGAGCTACAACAAGAGGAAGCACCGTTTTGACAAGTCGTTGGGCGAGGAAAAGTAAAAGAATGAGAGAGTATAACAATCAATTAAAATTATCTAGGGGTTGTTATGAATGTGGTTATAACGAGAAAGCTATAAACTTACAATGGCATCATGTTGATCCAACTACAAAATGGAAAGCAGTATCTGAGATTATAAGTCAAGACAGAAATGCAGAGTTAGTGAGAAAAGAGATAGAGAAATGTGTATGTGTTTGTAAAGCATGTCATGGAAAGTTGGAAATGAAATGAACGAGACAACCATATTTGGACCACCTGGAACAGGCAAAACAACAACTTTAATTAATATAGTTAAAGAAAAAATACATAAAGGAACGGAGCCAAACAAGATAGGTTTCTTTTCTTTTAGTAAGAAAGCGGCAACTGAGGCAAGAGATCGTGCTTTTCTTGATCTCGAATTAGACAGCAAAAGTTTAGAGTATTTTAGAACATTGCATAGCTTGGCTTTTAGGTGGCTTGGATTAACAACGAGTGATGTATTTAAAGGATCTGATTTTAATGAACTTGGTAGACTTGTGGGTATAGATTTTAGATCTGCACAAACACTTAACATAGAAGAAGGACCATTATTTTCTATCGGTGCTGGTGGAGATAAGTATATGTCTATTATTCAAATGGCTAGAGTAAAACAAATACCAGTAAAAAAAAAAAAAAAAAACATTGATGATTTTGCTGTAAGTAAACAACAGCTGTTGTTGATCGAAGATACTTTCACAAAATATAAAAAGATGAAAAATAAATTAGATTTTATTGATATGATTGAGAAGTTTATTGAAGAAGGAACGAGTCCAAAGTTTGATGTTCTTATTATAGATGAAGCACAAGACTTAGTTCCTTTACAATGGAAGATGGTCAAAGAAGTTTTAGTTCCGAACTCAAAAGAAGTCTTTTATGCAGGTGATGATGATCAAGCTATATATGGATGGATGGGTGTGAACGTAGAAGACTTTTTAAATTCAAGTGAAAATAAATTAGTGCTCAAACAATCTTATCGTGTACCAAGTGATATACACGGAATGGCAGATAGACTTATAAGAAAAGTTAAAATAAGGGAAAGTAAAAAATGGCAACCCCAAAAAGAAAAAGGATTTGTTTCTTGGTATCGTGATATACTTGATGTAGACTTATCAAGTGGCGAATGGTTAATACTTGCGAGAACAAATTATATAGTAAACAAAGTCTGTCTCCGACTCAAAGAAGATGGACATCTTTTCTGGCGAGAAGGCACTGGTTGGTCAATTTCCCCAAATGTTTTAAATGGAATAGAGGTATGGCTTAAACTATGCAAGAAACAAGATTTGACTTCAGAGGATCTAAAAACTTTTTCAAAATTAATTCACCCAAATATGATAACAAAATCTGGAAGAAAGGTAATGGCTTCTTTAGAGTCAGATCAAACCTATACTCTTCAAGATCTTGTAGACAACTGCGGGTTGAAAGCGAACTCAGAGACACCGTGGCAATCGGTGTTGAAGGTATCGGAACAAGAGACGGCATACATAGTTTCTGTTCGGAGGAGAGGCGAGAAGATTCTGACGGAAGCACCGAGGATCCGTGTTTCGACAATCCACAAAGCCAAAGGTGGAGAGGCGGATAACGTAGCCTTACTACTAGATTCCACAAAAGCTTGCACGGAGTATTGGGATCAAGATCCCGAATATAGAGTTTTCTATGTAGGGATGACTCGTGCAAAAAAAACATTACATTTAATAGAATCACAAAATTATTATGGGTTTGAGATATGACAAAAAATAGAGAATACTTTTTAAAACAAGCAGAAAAATTAATTAATGGGCCGAGAGCAAAAGACTATGGGCCAGTAAAAAAGAATCATCAAAGGATAGCAGATATTTGGACTATTCTTTTGGACAAAAAGTTAAAAGAACCCATTACTCCAGAGGATGCAGTAGCTTGTATGATTGGAGTTAAGATAGCAAGACTAGCAGAAGACATTAATAAAGATGATAGCTGGATAGATGTTATTGGGTATGCAGCTTTGGGAGGCGAAATAATTAATGACAAATGAACAATATCATTTATTAGAACAAGATATAAGAGATATTTCGTGGGGTAATGCCGATTCTGATTGGACACCTCCTCAGACAATACCAGATCTATCACAATATGATACGATAGCTATTGACTTAGAAACGAGAGATGAAAATCTTTTGAGGCTTGGTCCAGGTTGGTGTAGGAAAGATGGTCATATTATAGGAATAGCCGTGGCTGCAGGAGATAGTTCTTGGTATTTTCCAATAGCTCACTCTGTTGGTAACATGCCAAGAGGAGCCGTGATGAATTGGTTAAAAGACTTGTGCTCTGATACAAAAAAGACATTTGTTTTTCACAATGCTCTGTACGATTTAGGTTGGCTTCGAGCAGAGGGAGTAGAAGTAAAAGGTCAAATTAGGGACACAATGATAGCAGCTCCTTTGTTAGATGAAAACAGAAGATATTATAATTTAAATTCTATTGCTGGTGATTATCTTAAAATTTACAAAGACGAGAAGATGCTCAAGAGTGCAGCCGAAGAGTTTGGAGTAGATCCAAAATCTGGAATGTGGAGATTACCACCTCGTTATGTAGGAGCATATGCAGAACAAGATGCCAATATAACTTTGAAACTATGGAATGTCCTTCAAGACAGAATTAAGTCAGAAGAATGCACGGGTATATTTGAGTTAGAATCAAAACTAACTCCAGTGTTGTTAGACATGAAAACGAAAGGTGTTCGTGTCGATTTGGACAAAGCAGAAAGAACCAAGAAAGAACTTACTGCACTAGAAAAATCTTTACTTGATGAGATAGCCTCTGAAACAAAAGTGTCTCTTGAACCGTGGGTCGCCACATCTGTAGCAAAGGTCTTTGATGCTATGGGACTTTCTTATTCTCGCACAGAGAAGTCCGGGGCCCCCGCCTTTACAAAACAATTTCTTGCGAACCATCATCATCCAATTGCTAAGAAGATTATAAAGATTAGAGAAATAAATAAAGCAAACACTACATTTGTTGATACTATTCTTGAACACTCTCATAATGGTCGTATACATTGTGATTTTCATCCTTTACGTTCTGACGGTGGTGGAACTGTTACTGGTCGTTTTAGTTCAAGTAACCCCAATTTGCAACAAATTCCTGCTAGAGACCCTGAAATAAAAAAGTTAATCCGTGGACTGTTTCTCCCTGAGGAAAGTCACAAGTGGGGTTCTTTTGATTATGCTTCACAAGAACCAAGATGGCTAGTTCATTACTGTGCCACCTTGACAGGCATAGATAGGCATCCACAGATAGATGATGTGGTAACCATGTACAATGAAGGTCAAGCCGATTTTCATCAGATTGTGGCAGATATTGCTGGAATACCTAGAAAGCAAGCAAAGACAGTTAATCTTGGTTTGATGTATGGTATGGGTAAAAATAAGTTGGCTAATATTTTAGATTTGTCTATAGACGAAGCGACTACTTTATTAAATAAATATAATGATAAAGTTCCTTTTTTAAGATCTATTTCAGATAAAGCTACTCAAAGAGCTTCAAGCTCTGGAATAATTAGAACTTGGTTGGGCCGCAAGTGTAGATTCAACATGTATGAACCTATATCTTATCAATATAATAAAGCACTTCCCATGAAAGAAGCCATAGCCGAATATGGTGGCAAGGGTAGAATCAGAAGAGCTTTTACATACAAAGCCTTGAATAGATTAATTCAAGGGTCAAGTGCAGATCAAACTAAGAAAGCTATGGTCGATTGTTACAAAGAAGGTTTATGCCCTATGTTAACTGTGCATGACGAACTTTGTTTTAGTATATCCAACGAGAAAGAAGTAGAAACAATTGAACACATCATGTCTAATTGTGTTCCAGACCTCAAGATACCTTTTGATGTTGACTCAGAATTAGGAGACAACTGGGGTGAAGTTGGTTAACCAATTCTGTTGAAAGCTTGACCGAGATCATTGAGAGGATCCTTCTCTTCTGTAGGCTGTTCATTCTTAAAACAGTCGTAGGAATGTGATAAAATATTGGATCTATCAATTCCAATATCCTTTAATGCCAAGTCATCTAGTGATCTAAGAGCTTGTGCTGTTCTTGCAACTTTAAATTTGTAAAATAATTTTTCTAACATATCAATAATCCTTTCTATTTATATATAGATTGTTTCTAGTACAAAGATAAGAGAGCTTTTTTGAAACATTTTATTCCAAAAATGGAAAGAATCCACATAAAGGTAGGTAATATAGCCTACAAAAAGAGTAGGTTATTCTGTAGTATGATTAGACCTAAAGCTATTGTTTTGCCTCTGTGTGGCGATCTGAGAGCCTATTTTTTTCTAACAGGTTTGCAATATGCGATAATTTTAGATGATTTCCCATCTTCTGTGGGAATGTTTGGTTGATCCGTTAATCGTTCTGAAAAATACAAACAACGATCTATACTTTTGAATCTTTGAGTTTGATTTACGATCTGTGAATCAATCATAAAGACCAAAAGAAATTCAATCATTCGTTTTTTGCTTTCCAAAAATACTCGTCAGTATCACCAAGTCTAAACTTCTGTCCGTTTTCAACTTGATATATTTCTGTACTAACTTTGAAGTCTGGTTGTAGTGGCTGTTCTGGAGTCAGTGAATTATCATACACTCTCATTCTGTTATTTGGGTACAAACAATATTGCCCGTTTTCTAATTCTAAAAGATTATGTGATTTGTGTTCTGCTGGTTTGTGACTTGTTGAATAATCAATACTATCTACACTGTCGTGATAATTATCTAACGTAGCAATATAACTACCCTTCAGTGTTCCGTGATCCCTAGTAAGAACTTCAAAGTCCATTGATCCTATGAACTGCTTATGAATAGAGACCACGCCATAGTCCATGCAATTCCAAAACTGAAGATTGTAAAGATCCATATCAGGCGTGGGGAC